TATTCGAGCCAGAGCTGGTCCCGGTGTGGCGTGCAGCTGCTGGCGGCGTCGTAATTCCTGTTCTGCAACAAAACATGCGTGGAAATTTCAACCAGCAATCGGGTCGGTTCATAAATGGCTGATCTGAGAAAACATTCATCGACCAGCAATTTAATTCGTTTTGTGCTGAAACACGCCACCACCGGCGTGGGATTGACTGGATTGTCTAGCGCTTCATCCGGATTGATAATTTCTACAATATGCGATAACGAAGCGACCGCGACAACATACACCGTAGCTGGGTCGACGATTGAAACGATCACGACACTAGGAACCTATGCCGCGCCAACGGCTACAAAATGTCGATTTAAAGAAGTTGACGCCACCAACCATAAAGGCCTGTACGAATTTCAATTCGCCGACGCTCGCTTTTCGGTGGGGAGCGCGAAACGCCTTATTATCTCGGTTACTGGAGCTACAAATCTTCTCGATTCCGATTATGAAATAGAACTGGTTAGTTTCGATCCGTTTAACGCAGCTTCATTAGGGTTGAGCAACTTAAATTCGACGATTAGCGGCGTACCTGCTGCTGTATGGGACGAAGTTCTTACTCCGGGAACTCATAACGTTAATTTCAGCGCCGGTCGACGCTTGAGAAATACCCAAGAATTTGGTGGATATGAAGGCGGTTTCGTTTGGATAAACACTGCCAGTGCTAATGCCGGAACCCAAGATTACGAAGATGGGACAGTACATCAGCCAGTAAATTCTTTGGCTAACGCCATCACGGTAGCAACAAGCATTGCTTTGAACAAGTTCCACATTCGAAGCGGGAATTCAATTACGTTATCGCAGAATTTCATTAACTATGTGATGTTTGGGCATGAATGGAATTTGGCTCTGAACGGGAAAGATATAGCCGGAACTCACATAGCTGAAGCTCATGTGACGGGAGTAGCGACGAGCAGCGGAAGTCGTCCTCATTTTGAACACTGTGATATTAATACGTGCACTCTTCCTGCGTCATATATCCATGATGGATTAATACAGGGAACGGTTACTCTCGGTACGGGCCTAACTACAATTGATAACTGCTCGACCGGCGAAGCGGCGGCAGTGCTTGATTATGGAGCGGCAATAGGAAACACGACGGTTCTCTTGTCGGATTATAGCGGAGACATCGAAGCCCAGAATATGGGGCAGACGGGGACCGACGTTCTGTACTTCATGGGATCAGGACGGCTGACTGTAAACGCCAACTGCACGGGCGGCACGATTTATGTCGGCGGCAATGTGGTTGTGACAAACAATGGGGCGGCTACGGTCACTCCGTTGACCTCTCGGCTGGTCGATGAGATTTGGGACGAGGTTCTAACCGGAGCGACGCACAATGTTCCCGCCTCGTCGGGAAGGCGATTGCGCACTATTGGAGATGCATTATCCGCTACGGTCAATGATGCGGCGGCTACTACATCGTCATTCATTACCACCCTGACATCGGCTGTTAATAATTTCTACGTCGACCAGACTCTATACTTCGATAGCGGTTCATTAGCGGGGTCGTCTCGCATTATTACTGGATATGTCGGCGCGACAAAGACGGTTACATTCGATGAGCCGTGGACCTCTGCACCAGCTAATGGAGATGCGTTTACCATCGACCAGACACACGTCCATGCCGAGACTCGCATAGCTGATGCGTTGCTGAGTCGCAACGTCAGTGGCGGATCAAGTACGGGGCGGACGGTGAAGCAGGCTCTTCATTTCCTGCGCAACAAGTGGTCGATTTCTGGAGGAACGCTAACCGTGTGTGATACCGACGACGTTACTACATCGTGGACAGCGGCGACGGCACAGACCGCCGGAGATCCGGTTAGTTCGGTTGATCCAACATGATACTGATACTGCTGCACATGTCCTCTGCTAGCGCTATTGCTGCCGCTCCAAAGGCTAGATTTTTTATTCAAACTACGGGAAGGATGGGGTTGAGATGATAGGCCCGAAGACAAACAAATTTGCAAAAGTTAATCCTCCTCCAGGCGTCGCCGATCTGTTTACGTTGATCGCATTCCTGAACGACCGAACCGCCGTCACGGAGCACCTGAAAGAGATACAGGACTACACTGATAAGGCTAATGCGGCGGTCGAGCGAGTGGCCAAAGCCGATGAACTGGAATATTTGCTGGCAGAAGCCGAACGCACTAGCAATATCATCGAGAAAAAGGCGGATGAGATAGCGGAAGATGGCCGCAAGACGTTGGCAGAAGCCGAGTCCAAAGCCGCCAAGATCGTCTCAGAAGCCGAAGCACACGCCGAGAAGATAAAGTCCGACGCCAAAGCGCAGTACGACGATATAGTAAAATCTCAAACAGAAGTGTCGAACGCCCTAATACAAGAGGCCGCTCGCGCTAAGAAAGATGCAGACGCCTTTAAAGCGGAATTCGAGCAGAAGCTGAAGGAAGTGAACGAGACCAAGGTGTCGCTCTCCCAGCTAAAAGCCGACCTGTCAGTAAAAGGAAAGGAGCTCGAAGAAAAGGCGATAGAGCTTACTAACCGAGAGAATGAAGTGACCCGCAAAGAATCCATTTTGAGGCAGCTATAACATGGCAACGCTATACATCCAGGAATACAAAGAGGTCGCCTTCGACGCAGGTGGCGGACGCATTCAGGCGGGTCGCGAGCCGGCCATTGCGTCTCAGGCTATTTCGTTCACGGGAACAGCGGGATTGTCTGCCGCGCTTAATGCAGAGACGAATTTCGTCAGAATCTACTCAACGGCTGCTGCTTTCCTAAAGTTTGGAACCGCTCCCGTGGCTGTGACTGGTACGGATTGCCCGGTAGCCGCCGACACCGCTGAGTATTTCGGCGTGCACGGCGGCATCAAAATCAGCGCAGTGGTATAGGAGGAATAATGCTGAGACGCGAAATTAGTGCAACATCGGTGGCCGCCAACTTGACTGGGTTTCTATCGAATGCGACCGGTGCGACGTGGACTCTGACGGCGACAAATTCAGGAGATAGTCTTGCGCATCTTGTCACTATTCGTAATGACGCTGCTACTGATCATAGTGGTAAAACTGCCATTCTGGTTGGCACTGATGCCCATGGCGGCGCAATCACAGAAACTCTCTCTCTGCCAGCAGGAACTGCCACGGTCACTAGCACGCTGCATTATCTGACCCTGACCAGCGTTACCCCAAGCGCCACCATCGGCGGCGACACCATGGACATTGGCTGGGCCGCCGAGAGTATTTCCGACTGGGAATCCCTGAGCACAAAGACCAACGCTACCGGCATTACATGCGAAGTCACCACAGGGACTCCGACCTACACCGTCCAGTATTCGCTGGGATCAAGCACGATTGCCAACTCCAGCTCCTTGACCAACAAGACCGCTGACGCCGTGAGCGAGTTTGCAACACCTATCGCCGCGCTTAGAGTCAAGTGGACGGCGGCTGGCGGGGTGAAGATGACGGCGCTACAGGCAGGCGTCTAATCCATGCAGCAGCAGGAGATGATGGAGGGCGAGGAAGAAGCTCTTGAGGACGGATTATCCGAAAAAGATCTTGCACTCATCGAAAAAATGGAGGAAGAGCGCAAGTCCCGCCTCCATTCGCTTGCCGCAACACTGTCGGGAAAGCGCAAGAAAGCCATCGAGCACCGCTACCTAAGCGGCATCGAGGACGAGTGGGACGAGTGCGAAGACGCCCACGAAGGCATCGACAACGCCAATCGCAACACCGAGAAGTTGGTGAAGCCTCGCACCATGAGTGGGCGGGTAACGGTCGAGCGCCAGGGAGGAAGTAACGGGTCGAATCTCTACCTAGGGATAACGGCAAAGTACGTCGAAGGGTTCAGCGCCCGCATCAGCGACATCGTTAATCCGATGGATGATCGAAACTTCACGATTGACCATTCGCCTATCCCAGAAATCGAGGGGATGAAGAAGAGTACCGACCTTGTTCAAGTCCAATCTCCCGCTGGAGTGCAGACAGTTCCCGCAAAGGATTACGCCCAGCAGCAGCTGGACGAGGCAAAGAAGCGCGCGGAAAAGGCTCAGACCAGAATCGACGACTGGATGGAGGAGTGCAACATCCACGCCGAGGTACGCAAAGTCACCGATTCTCTGTCTCTCTATGGAACCGGAGTGCTCAAAGGCCCGATCCCTACCGTTAAGCGCCGCCGGACATCGAGCGTCAGAGACGGCGCGATGGTTATGGAAATGGTCGAAGAGATCATTCCAGCATCGAAAGCGGTCAACATCCGCAATTTCTACCCCGATCCAGCGTGCGGCGAAGACATCCACAACGGCTCGTTCGTATTCGAGTCGGATTCGTGGTCTGCCAAGCAGCTGCGCGAGTGCATGGACTCCCCGGAACACTTAGGGTATCTGCACGACGAGATTATGGCCGTGCTCGAAGAAGGGCCTGGCAAGCGCAACATGGAGACCCATACCCGTAAAATCGTCGAGGATGACGAACGGTTCGAGGTCTGGTATTTCTACGGCGACGTGAGCGCCGAAGACGTTGAATCTGCTGGCTGTGAGTGTAAAGCCTACACGACAGAAACCATTCCTGTCGTGATCACGATGGTTAATGACCGAGTGATTAAGGCTGCCGTTTCCCATCTGGAGTCCGGCGAGTTCCCATACGACGTCTGGGTAATGCGCCGCCGCGCTGATTTCTGGGCGGGTATCGGTATCGCCAAGCAGATCATGCCCGCGCAGAAAGAACTGAACGGCGCTAATCGTAACATGCTCGACAATGCCTCACTCTCTGGTGGTCCTCAGATCGTTTTGGACGACGAGGCAATAGTCCCGGCAGACGGAAACATGAAACTATATCCACGCAAGGTCTGGCGCAAGCTGCCTGGCGCGACGATGGACGATGTGCGGAAGGCGTTTCTTGCCGTTACCATCGACACCCGTCAGGTTGAGCTGATGAACATCATCCAGTTCTCGCTGGATATGGCCGACCGACTGACCGGATTTGACCTGATCATGCAGGGGCAGGCATCCGCCGCGCCCGAAACGGCCACAAGTTCGATCCTCAAGACCCAAGCGTCCGGCTCCATGCTGCGCCGTATCGCCCGCACGTTCGACGACTTTTTCGAGCCTCACGTCAAACGCTACTACGATTACCTGATGGCCGACCCAGACGTTCCCGATGATGAAAAGGGCGATTACTGCGTAGTTGTCCACGCCTCGTCTTCGCTGGTAGAGCGCGCAATTCATGATCAGACCATTATCCAACTTACACAGATCGCGGCTAACCCGGCCTCTGGGCTGGATTTCGAATTGTGGACCAAGGAACTAATGAAGTCCCAGCGCATGAACTACAACGCTATGAAGATTTCGGATGATAAGAAGGCGCAGATGCAGCAAGCGCAACAGCCAGCCGATCCACGCACCGACGCCGCTAATATCCGCGCCCAGACTGATATGCAGAAAGCCCAACTAGTTCAGCAGTCAGATATGGCAGAGTTGCAATTCAAAGCTCAGGAAGCCGAGAAACAGCGCCAGCATGATATGGCGATGAAGAATGTTGAGCTTCAGCTGAAAACAATGGAAATGAAACTGAAGAGAAGCATCGAGATCGACAAACTCAGAACCGACCTCGCCAACAACCAGCTGGATCAGAGCATGAAAGAGAAGCTATTCACTGCCGAGGCGCTGATCAAGGCCCAGGAAGGTAGTGGGATATGAGAATCGCCAAACTCGAACAGAACGAAATCCACAGCGCCCTATGGAAGAAGCTGAAGGCGCACATGGAAACCGAATTGAATACCCTGCGCATGAGAAACGACGGTGATCACGACCCCGTTGCTACCGCGAATATTCGTGGCCAGATTGCGCGATTAAAGGCTTTGCTGAGTCTGGAAAAACCAGTCGCGGCACAGGTGACAGACGACGGTAGATAGCCGCCACGCTGTTTAGTACGACACAGGCCAGCTAATCGCTGGCTTTTTTGTTTGCGGAGAAAACATGGTTGAAGAGCAAGAGATCACCATCCAAGAGGAACGGCAACAGGCACACGCTGATTTCGCGGCAGGCTACAACAAGGCTCGCGGTATCGAGTCACCCACTAAAGCAGAGGCCACTACCGGAGGCGACGAGTCTACCGATGGGACCACTGTAGGGGATGATAATACTGCGCAAGCAGAAAATCTTGTCGCCGATAAAGTAGCCGATGCCGTTGAAGAGGTGGCTATTTTTGCAGGGCTTACCGATGCCCAGGTCAAAGCAAAATTTGATCGACTCGAAACTCTTGAAGGAACGTCTCAGAAGCTGGCGGGGCAGGTCGGGGCGATGAAGGACATGATTCATCAGCTCAAGAATGCGCAGAAGCAGCAACCTCAAGCCATAGCCAAGCTCGAAAGATTGAGCGCGGCATATCCAGAACTTGCGGAAATTCTTCATGAAGACCTGAAAGGATTCGTTCCTCAGTTCGATCCTGACGCTGATCGGATTGACCCCGAAAAGCTTGTTGAGGAGCGCGTATCGAAGGCGGTTTCTGATTTCGGTATGAGCTATTTCGAGTCTCAACACCCGGACTGGAAAGAGAGAGTTGCTTCGGAAGATTACGACGCATGGCGAGCAACCCTAAGCCCTGAAGAGTTTCAGAAGACACAGACCAGCAACGATCTTTTCTATGCCTCGAAGAAGATGTCTGAGTTCAAATCCTGGTGCGAAGACTACCGCAAACAGCAAGAAAAACAGCAAAGCGACGCTCAAGCATCGGCAGAGCGTTTAAAGCAAGAGCAGAAGCAGCGCCTTAAAGCGGCTGCCGTCCCCCAAAAAAGCGGCGTTACTCCAACGAGTGGCACGCTAAACGCATCCGAGAGTTTCCGTAAAGGATATAACAGAGCGGCCAGCTCTCGTCATCATTGAGGGGTAATCTATAATGAGTATTCAAACATACAATCTGTCGCCCGGTCGCATTAATGAGATCATGGGCGAAGTCCTTGCTATTTCAGAACCAGTTCAAGTTCTCGAATTGGGCTGCGCGATGAAACGCATTCCCAAAAACAAAGGCGATAACGTTTCATATCGCCGTATCATCCCCACTGGCGGTGCGACAACCAATGCCAACACCATCAACCGCTGGTCAGTAAGCGCCGTTGCCCATCTGTTGCAGGAAGGCGTTACTCCTGCTGCCGAAACGCTGACTGACCAGTATGTGAACGTGCAGCTGAATCAGTACGGCGCGATTTACGGTTGGACCAACAAGACCGCCGATCTACATGAGGATGACATCCCCGGCGATATGAAGGACATCCTGGGTAAGCGTATCGGTCTGGTGCGCGAGATGATTCGTTATGGCGCAATGAAGGCGTGTACCAATGCGTTTTATTCTGGCGGAACTTCACGCGGGACTGTTGACGAGGCTATCAGCCTTAAGGTATTGCGTCGCGCCGGTCGTACCCTGATGGCCAATCACGCTGGTAAGAAGTCTCGCATCATCTCCCCCGGCCCAGACTATGATACCTCCGCAATCGAAGAGGCGTTTCTAGTGTTTGTTCACACTGACGCGGCTCCAGATATTCGCGATCTGCCTGGGTTCGTTCCGGTCTCGAAATACTCTTCGTTCAAGCCAGTCAGCCCGAAAGAACTTGGTTCATGCGAAGAGTTCCGCTTCATCGTGAGTCCCGAGCTGGCGGCTTATGCAGATTCGGGCGCGGCAGTTGGTGCCACGGCATTGTATTCTACCTCTCTTTCAAATATCGACGTGTATCCGTTCATCGTTTGCGGTGATGATGCGACCTTCGATATTGCACTGAAAGGCG